TTTCCTTGCTGTTATCACAAAGCAACATCATTTACTCTCTGATTACTCTCTGATACAAGTCTGCAAAAAATATAAATGGCGGGGATTAGCGCAGTCTGGTAGCGCATTCGCTTTGGGAGCGAAGGGTCGCTGGTTCAAATCCAGCATCCCCGACCAGCTTAATTACCTAGTGGATTAGATGACTTAACTTTTATTTCTTCAATCTGTAGTTTTAATAACTCTATTTCTTTTTCTAATACTTTAACTGCGCTGTTGTCATGTGAGTGTTTGGTATTGTGAATATGAGAAGTATCCATGTTTTCTAACGCAGAAACCTTTTCTTCAATTACAGCAATAGCAGTTGTATTGTCAATTATTGCAAAACCATTAGTTTCAATACCAGTTAGATCTGGTGCTGTTTGAGCTGATAATTGCTCTATGGTACTTTCCATCTTTGCAAACTTTGTAAAGCCAGCTCCAATGGAACCAATTAAACCAATGATGACAACTATGTTAGTTAAGTTTTTCTTTATACTATCCATTATTTAACTCCCGTATTTCTATTAACAATCTTTGTTTTTCTAAATTTATTTTATACAATTTGTTTTCTTTAATGTTTATTGGATCATTACTTATGTAGTTCGCCAGGCTAACATTGTTGTAAATCTTTCTGTTATCAAACATTACAACTTGGTTTAGATATATATCTTTGCTCTTATAAAACTCTTGGTTGTTATAAGCTGCTAATGAAATATCACTTTTCATTGCATCTAGTTTTATAATACTTTTTACTTCCAAATTTTTAGCAGCATCTTTAACTACAGCATCTACTTTATCCATAGACGCTTCAAGTGTTGCAACTTTAGTATTTTCTTTTTTTGTTTCTTTTTTAACTTCTTTTTTAGATGCTACCTTTTCTTTGGTTTCACTCTCGGCTTTTGTTTCGGTTTCACTTTTACTGGCTTCTTCTTTCCGTACATTTGTTTTCTCCTTTTTAGTTTCTTCTATAATTGATTTAGCTAATGTTTCTGGTTTTTCTTCTTTAGGTTCCTCTTTAGGTGTTGCAGCTGAAGCTACCATTGGCGGCTTTGGCTCTTTTGGTTCCTTCTTAAAAGTTTCAATCGGAGTTGCAACTTTTTCAAATTTTTCTTCTTTAGGTGGTGGAGCAGATATAACTTCTGGTACAAATGTAGGTTCTTGCGGCAGCTCTACTTTTTGCTCCTCAAATTCTCTTAAATCTTCTCTAGTGTCATCTTGTAAAACAGTATTGTCAAAAGTCATTGACAAAGAAATATTGTCTATGTTTGGCCCACCTAGATTTGCTGGTGCATTAGCATCTATTGCAGCTATATTTGTATTACCAACATTGGAACCAGATCCCGTATAAATTAAAGTATCGGTAAAGTTAGCTCCAGCAATACCCGTTGTATCTGTACGAGTAGAGTTCATGGAAGCAATAACATTGCCATTACTATCCTTAATTTTAAGTGTAATTGTAAAGCTATCAGCTCCACCTTGGCCACCCCAACAACCACTAACAGCGCATTCGCCATTCTGTACTTCAGTAACCTGGCTTAAAGTTATGCCATTATCTAGCATATCTTGGGTTATACTTTCAGTAGTTAGATTAACGTCTTGTGTAATAGATCCGCTATCGCCAAATTCTAAATCATAATTACTGGCTACATTATTTAATGTGCAGCAATCATTTAATACTTGAACATCGCCAGTAGTTTGCCATCCATCCGTATTACCAGTTTCAAAATTACCATTAGTTAATAAATTACCAGTAGTAATTTCTTCAGCTTTTAAACCAACAGAGCTTGCGAACCATGATAACAATAACCATAGTAAAGCTCCTAGTATAATTAAATATTTCATTTAGATACCTTGTCGATGGTATGATAAATTCTGCCAATAACTTTATCTAAACCCATAAGTTCTTGCTGCATCATCATTACGATTACTTGGATTTCAACAAGTGTAATAACTACCCAAGTTGCTAATCCCATTAAAATAGTACCCAACAATGCAATTAACATTGTGTTAGTTTTTCTAGTCATGCCTAACTATTGGATCTGTAAGTTCTTTTTTTATTAAAGGTTTTGCAGCTTTAGCTTCTTTTATTTTCTTTAACTCAATTTTTAAATACTGTTCGTATGTAGGCATCTTGCCATTATAATTTTCAAATAAAACTTTAGTTGCCTCTGCACCTATCTTGCCATTGATCGGACATGGTGTGTTTGCAAATGCAGCACTCATAGCTCTAAACACTTGTTCGTTTTGGCAAAGTACAGATATAGCAGCTACCTTCATACCCATACCATGTAATGCTTTTGATAAATTTATTGTTTCACAAACGGGATCTATAACGTGTCTGCCAGCTGATACACCTACAGAAAAATTTTGTACGCCAGCAGATAAAGCTAAAGCGCAGTTATTCATTGTACCTAGTGATGGCGCAGATGAAGTATAAGGAGCTGATTTAATGTTGGATGTAGAGTTGTTTGTCGTTGTGCTTGTCGATGTACTACCGCTTTCGTAAGTTGTAGCTCCGCCAGTATAATTTCCTTCAATCGCTGTGTTGGAGCCAGTTTGATTATTTTGATTTCCAACCGCCAAAGCTGCTGTAGCCAGGATAAGAGATAGCCAAACTATTCCTATTAATACAAATGCTGCTCCCTTGATTAACTTCATCTTCCTTGACCCTTATATCTTGTTTGTTTTTTTTGCCTTTTCTCATTTTTATTTTGAGATTTTTTATGTACGCCTGGCCGTTTCTTTGTTGGATCCCTAGGAATAAATGTTCCAGTAAATTTAATTTTAGCCATTTAATTTTGCTTGTTCTGAATGTTGTTTACCCATTGAATTACCATCCCAGTTAGAACTAACATGAGTTGGATCTACGTCATTTAACCAATGTTGAATTGATATAAATGCACCACCATTTTTAGAAGCTGTACCACCATGTAAATCGTTAGGTTTAACTCTTATTGTTTGATAAGCATTTAATGGATAACCATCTTGTTCTTCTAATGCTTGATCCTCTGTCATTACTGTTTCTCCAGAATGCGTAAACTTCATGCCATATAAAAAGCATTCGTAACTATCTACGTCTGGATGAGTATGCTCTGGTATAACCAAATTAGGTTGACATATAAAAAGCTCAACCTGGTATGGTTTAGATCTATATAAAACTATACCATTAACACCTTCTATAAATAACAATGGATTTTTAAATGGTGTATAAACTTTACTAATTTCGCCAGAGTTTAAATACCAATCGGCAAAATGCGATAAGGCATCCTCTTTTGGATCAATCATTTTTTCTTTCTGTTCATCAACTTGTCAGAAACTCTGGATCCAAAACTAGCTGTAAAGACTATGATAACTAAATACCATACGCTATCTGGGAGATCATTTATGATTGCTACCCACTCTCTAAAATTTTCTCTTGTACCTGGAAACCAACCAGTAGTTAGCATTCCAATTAACCACAGCATTAAGATCTCATCTTTGTAAGATTGATCTTGGCTCTTAATTCTAGTTATATCTACGTCTTTTGCTGCCTCTATTTCAGCAGCTCTAATTACTTTTACTTTTTCTGCTTTGTGTTTAAAATGTTCTGTTGCTTTATTAAACACCATTTTAGTTACTGGATTTTTTAATAAACTTAATAAACCAATCATGAACAACTCCTCATGAGTTCGGCTAAATCTTCACAACGCGCAGTAGTTTGCTTGTGCCAATTACTATCAATCATTTCATCGGCAGCTTTATTGTAGTCGGCTTCTTCAATACCTTCCCACATCTTCTTAAATTTCATAGTACGAGGCTTTCCAAGTTGGAAACACATTTCGCAAATGATACCTTTAACTGTTTCGGGAGCTTCTATTTCTTCCAAAAGTTCTTCAGCAGATGTAAGAGCAATTTGAAAGTCATTGTCAAACACAGCATCAAGTTCTTCTTTAGAATATTCCACACCTTCAACAAAGTTATCGGTAGGTAAAAGTAAATGGCCATAACCAATAGTAGCGAAACCCAAACTGTCGGAGTAGACAGTACGCCTAAACCCTTCGTGTTGTTTAATTCTTTCCTTAACTTCTTCCATGCTTCATTTACTTTCTGGATCAAAATTGAGAATTTTGACACCTAATCTTTTTTGCTCGCCAGTTCTAGCTCTAATAATCTTCCAGCCATTCTTGCGATAGTTTTGTGTTTTGACATCATAAGCCGTGTACTCCCCCGTCTTTATGTTAAGAACTAATATATCTATTGGCCCCGCGCCTATTGGGGTAAAGACTATTAGATTTGGATCCTTTGCAAATTCAGCAGCAGCTAATAGTTCATTAGATAAACCTTTAGCAGCTGTAGTTCTATTTCGTGAAGTAGTAGAGGATTGAGCCAAGTAAACCGCCTATCAGTATAATTATTGCAGCAGCTCCTTTTCCTCTATTCATGTCGGCTTTTAAACTTTTAATATCCCCTCGCATTTCATCTATTGCTTTAAACAATGTTTTCATACGTTCAGCGCAAACCTTTTCATGGTAGGATATTCTTATACCATTACTATCTTCAATGTTAGATCGCACTTTTTTTTTCATTATGTATTCTCTGTTTTAAATTCTTTGCATTCAAACCTTATTGCTAGTTTATTCATATTAACTTCATCTATATCGTACATTTCAATAATACGATTATGAGACATTCGATAACCTTGTATTAAACAATCAGACCAGTTTGCAAATTGATAAGATACTATGCTTTCTTGATTGCATTTTGGTGTTCCAGATACAGAAGTACATAGGTACAGTATCAACATAAACTTCGTCATATTGTTTTGTCTTACTAGGTTGTGTTGTTAATTATTATTTTGGATTGTCAGATCGTACTTTATCGCAATGATCTTTAAATGTTGTAGTACCATTCTTTTGATCCTTATAGACCATTTCCATTTGCTGTTGCCACGATAAGTATTGAGTACGTCTAGTTGCATCTATAACAGCATTTGCTTCAGCAGCATTAGCAGCTGTTTCGTATGATGCTATTTGTGAATCTGTAGGTTTAGAAATTTCTAAGTTCCATTCTTTGATATATGGATTAGATACTGCATCTACCATTTTATCTTCTAACAAAACATCTTTCATAAAATCTACATTAGCAACACCATTTGCTTTACAGTATTCTCTTATTTTTGTGCTTAATTGTGCCATAATTTTTTTCCTATGTTATAATTCTAAATGCACCAATTCTTGCATAATCTGTGTGGTTTGTTCCACTAGTGCTATCAATGAAAACAGTAGCTTCAAAATAATCTGAACTACCATTTAAGTCTAAAATTAACGCATGAAATTTTCCTAATTTTTTTGTTATATTAGTATTTTGGTCTAACAAATGATCTTGGTAACTATCTGTACTATTTTTTCTTATACTTGTAAGAACTCTTTGCAAATTATTTCCAGAACAGTTTGCAGTTAATTCAATGTAACAATAATATTTCCCAGCAGTTTGAGGAGTAAATCTGTAGTTACTTGTATTGTAAGCACTATCCGAATCAAAAACTTCTGAATTAGCTGGTATAACTGTTGTTGAGGCATCCGAATAAGTTTGATCTCCAGGTGCTTTTGCTTCAAAAGCTGGAGTGTTAGCACCACCAACCCCAGATACAAAATTAGCTTTAGTCATTTTTCTTAATGCTGAAGCAGAGGCATCATGAATTAAAATAGTATCTCCATCTGCAATAGAAGTTTCTGCTGTGTGTCCAGTTATAGCTGTTACATCTAGGTGTTCTTCAGAGATAGCATTGTCAGCTATCTTGGTTGCATCAATAGCATCTGCTGTAATGTTAGATGCTACTACAGAATTTGCAGTTACTAATTTACTGTCTTTAATATTTAAACCATCAACTGTAATTCCGTTAGCGGAAGTGTTTTCTTGGATGGTATCTACTTTAACTATTGAACTCATAATTTATTATTCTCCTGGTTTTGTTGGAAATTCTTTTGCTTCTATTTTTGCAACTGTATCTAATCCAGATGTAAGATCTCTTAATGCTTGTCTATAAGTTTTCCACTCATCACTCATAGTTACATCGGACAAAGCTAAATAATCTGTTTCTTTTAAAAAATTATTTCTTTTTTCTCTTAAATTATTTAAAGCATAATCTAATTCAACTGCTGAAAATTTTGCTTCTATGTCAGCTTTAGGTATAGGTGTTGTTCCATTTAGCCATTCAATAGTATTAATGTCATTACCAT